CAAGACCTCACCCCGAAATGTTTGATGAACAAGGGAATCTAATCCCAGATGAGGTAATTGCATTTAACTTTGAAAACTATCATGACAACTACGAAGAAATCGACGACGACGACGAATAAAAAACCCAGAGTAATCAAACCAAAGGAACCGGTTTCTAATCTTCCGAAGAATCCTTTTGCTTTCGAGGTTCTGGATCTTGTGTCTAAACAAAGAACCAAGGCAAAGAAGGTTGAGATTCTCAAAAAATATGAAGAACCTTCCTTAAAATCTCTTTTGATTTGGAACTTTGATGAATCCGTAGTTTCAATGCTTCCTCCTGGTGAGGTTCCATATTCTGGTTTTGATGATCAGAATGTTTATAGTGGAACTCTGACGACTAAGATTAACGAAGAAGTTCGTAGAATGCATGAGACGGGATCATTTTCTCTCGGTTCTAGTGATCAACAGGGACACACTACGATTCGTAGAGAGTCGAAAAACTTTTATCGATTCATAAAAGGTGGACAAGATGGACTGAGCACAGTTCGTCGTGAAACGATGTTCATCAATATTCTTCAAGGTCTTCATCCACTAGAGGCAGAAATACTTGTCTTGGTAAAGGATAAAAGACTCTCCGAAAAGTACAAAATCACACAGGACGTGGTTGCACAGGCATATCCAGATATTAATTGGGGTGGCAGAAGTTGAAGATTAGATTTATTCATGAAGATTGTGACCCTTCTTTGGCAGAGGATAGAAGTTTGCCACATACAGCTTACCTAGTAGAGTATAAAAAGGATGGAGTGTCTCATTACGACATCGTAATGGCAGGTAAAAGAGTTGATATATTTGACCACTATTGGGACAAGTATCGACATGATTTCGTGACCATGAATCAGAGTGAAGGTAGGACCAATCCAAAGTTGTGGGGCAATAAACCCCCCGAAACCAAAAAGCGAAAGTGATTTCAAAAATAGTCGAAAAAAAATCCCGGCAAAATTTTGATCTGTAGGGTCGCTTGACTAAATAAAGCATAGGGTCTATAATAGACCTACGTTCATCCGAGAGATCGGACGCAAGTAAGTCGCGGAACGGAGCGTTCATCCTATGTTATCAACTTTAACTGTATTTTTTATGCATGTCCCTTCGGATATGTATTTGAAGTGTGAAGATTACAAGTGGTTGAAGGAAGGAATGGAGAATACCACTCTATTCACTCCTTCCGAGAAGTTTGAAATCATCACTAAGTGGATTGAGCATACTGAACCATCTTGTTTTGATAACAAGGACGCAAACGACTGAAGGAACGGGAGATTAAATTCACCCTAGTATTTCAGGACAGACAAATGAACACACTTAGTCTCATCAAAAAGCAGATCGAGAAAGCATCAGCACTGCACGATGCTCAGATTGCGATGACCACCTATCGTGGTGTCAAGTTTGAGTGTAAGCAAGGTGTTGATGAAGTTCACGGAACTTTCTGCTATCGCGGTCATACTTACAGTAAGTGATGGACTATCGATATCACTTTGATGATATGGATAGTAGTAACAGACCACCTAGTTGTTATCAACTCAAATATAGAGGAGTAACATACTGGTCCTGTTACAAGATTCACTTACGAGAATACTTTGATCAACTGTTAAAGGTTGAACCGATGTATAACAGGAGGGGTTGAAAACCCCTCTTTTTTTATGTTATAATATGGTGAAACAGCAAAGTATTATGGAGAAAGAAAGACTTAAACTGATTGTTCGAAATCTTGAACTACTTGTTGACTCACTGAAGGCAGAGGTGTATTCTGATGTAGATGCATACAAAACATCAGTTGATACAAATAAAATTGCAGGAATGACCGACTACGACGAAGTATTTGATGATGACGATGGATACCCGGATTAAAATCAAGAAAGTCAAAGAACTTTCAAAACTTCTTGAAAGATTGATTGCACAAGATCATCTTTACACCGAAGAACGTATTGAAGAGATGAAAGAGGCTCTATCTTCTGTAAAAGAGCAGATTGCAGAAATGGAAAAACAAAACTACAAAGGATTTGGTAAATGAGTGTAAAACTGGTAAGTGTTACTCCTGATGCGGAGAAGACAATGGCATATGTTGCTCGTGTGAGTAACCCTAATAATCAGGAAAATCCCAACTATGCCAAGTTGTTGGGATATTGTATTAAGCACAATCATTGGTCTGTGTTTGAGCAGAGTTTTATGACTCTGGAGATTGAGACTACTCGTGGTCTGGCAGCTCAAATTTTGCGTCACCGTTCGTTCACATATCAAGAGTTTTCGCAACGATATGCTGATTCTTCCCTACTCTCGGAGACGATCCCGCTCCCGGAACTTCGCCGTCAGGATACCAAGAATCGTCAGAATTCTATTGACGACATTGATCCTTTCGTCAAGCAGGAGTTTGAGATCAAAATGAGGAGGCACTTTGATGAAGCAATGGTGCTTTATCAATCAATGCTTGATATGGGCATTGCCAAAGAGTGTGCTCGTTTTGTGCTTCCTCTGGCAACTCCTACCAGACTCTACATGTCCGGTTCATGTCGCTCATGGATCCATTATATCACTCTGAGGTCTGCAAATGGCACCCAGAAAGAGCACATGGATATTGCAGAGGCATGTAAGAAGATCTTTGCAGAGCAGTTCCCCACAGTTGCAGAAGCACTAGAATGGGTCTAAATATCATTACTTGAATTCTTAACAATGGCAACATATCCTGTTATTCACAAAGAAACTGGTGAACAAAAAGAAGTGAGCATGAGCGTTCACGATTGGTCTCAGTGGTGCAAAGACAATCCTGATTGGCAAAGGGATTGGTCAGATCCTTCTACTTGTCCACAATCTGGCGAAGTTGGTGAGTGGAAGGATAAACTTCGCAAGTCCAATCCTGGATGGAATGATGTGCTTCACCGAGCACAAAAAATGCCTGGTTCTACTATCAAAAAACTTTAAATGGCAAGAAGAAAGAGAGCATCTGCAGAGCAACCAATCGGGGTTGGACTCACATCAAAGCAGATGAAGCGGAAAAAACCGCTCAGTTCAGAGTACCTTATTGACATTGATCCACTAACAGATAATCAAACTAGATTATTCAATTCATATAAAGAAGGTAAGCATATTGTTGCTTATGGGTGTGCTGGCACCGGTAAGACCTTTATCACACTCTACAACGCTCTTCAAGATGTATTGGACGAGCGTACACCATATGAACGTATCTATCTTGTAAGGTCTCTTGTAGCGACTAGAGAGATCGGATTCTTACCAGGTTCGCATGAAGATAAGGCAGACATCTACCAAATCCCATATAAGAATATGGTGAAGTATATGTTCCAGATGCCTTCTGATGCTGACTTTGAGATGCTCTACGGTAATCTAAAATCTCAAGAAACTATTAAGTTCTGGTCTACCTCATTCCTTCGTGGAACCACTCTTGATAACTCTATTATCATTGTGGATGAATATCAAAACCTCAACTTCCACGAACTAGACTCTATTATCACTCGTGTTGGTGAGAATACTAGGATTTGTTTTTGTGGTGATGCTGTTCAGTCTGACCTACAAAAGTCAAATGAGCGTAATGGTATTCATGACTTTATGAGTGTCTTGCGTAAAATGCCTTCATTTGATATAATTGAATTTGGAGTAGATGATATTGTCCGTTCTGGACTTGTTAAAGAGTACATTCTAGCAAAAATGGAAGCAGGTTTTTAATGTTTGATCATGTTGATGTTAGTCTCCCTAGTCTTGAAAGGGAGACTATTGATGGTGTAAGGTATTACAAAGTACCTGATGATGAAGAACTTCTTCGACTGGTCTCCATTACTTCGGTGACCAGTCATTTTAATAAGGAGATCTTTGTCAAGTGGAGAAAAAAAGTTGGTGATGAAGAAGCAGACCGTATCACAAAGGCAGCAACAAGTCGTGGTACGGATATGCATACTTTGGTAGAACATCACCTTAAAAACGAGGATCTACCAAAAGTTCAACCTATCTCCGATTTTCTGTTCAAGATTGCAAAAACCGACTTAAATCGTATAAATAATATTTACGCCTTAGAAGGTTCCCTATATAGTAGGCAACTGGGCATTGCTGGCACAGTTGACTGCATCGCTGAATATGACGGCGAACTAGCAATAATCGACTTTAAGACTTCTAAAAAACCCAAACCACGCGAGTGGATCGATCACTATTTTGTACAGTGCATGGCATATGGTTGTATGCTGTACGAACTGACTGGTATTTCAGTC